CCCTCTTCGTCATCGACTTTTGCCTGAGCCAGACGCATTAGCTTCAAGCTGACATGCGTTGCCATCTTGTTCAGAGCAGCGTCTTCTCCAACAAAAAGACTTTTGTTTTCAACACTGCACTCTTCGTCAAATGACCAAGACTGCACGCAAGGCACAAAAAGCTTTCGAGCAAACATAAGAGAATCAATCGTTTGCTTGCCTTTTTGCGTCTTCGTGGCTGCGTTGAGTGCCTCAGTCAAAAGCTTTTGGTGAGGTAAAACGCATTGAAAGGTTGCTTCTAGGTCCAGGTCTGCGTCATTGAAGTCGATTGTTACTTCGTTTGCTCGCTGGACGTCAAAAATGGAAGGCATGAGTTATTACTTATAAATGAGTGAGAAGGCGGCTGCGTCTGTTGCAGAAGAGCCTTGAGTTAAGGCAAAGTCCACTGAAGCGGCTGCGGCTCCGTCTTGCTCTGTCCCTGAAATGGAAACGCGAGCAGAAGGAATGACGATTTGAACAATGCTTCCTGCGGTGTCGCCAACTTGAACCCCAATTGCGATTTGTTCCAATCGGGCGAACTGCTCGAATCGGTAGGCTTGTGCTGGCCTCATCACGAAATCAAAAGAACCCGTCACGGTAATATCGTTGCTGACATATGCAGCGGCTGGGTACTTGTCGCCCGTCATTTCTGCCAAGCCTGGGTCGCCCAGATTCTTGCTGACACTCATTGAAAAGCCAGTTGCCAAGAACTCATTGGCTGAATCAATCAAGCTTGCGGCTGCGGTGTTTTGAGCGGCTAAGTACACTTGAGCGGCTGAAGTCGCGATTGGCTCATAAGTGCTGAGAGTCGCGGCTGGCAGGTGAGGCACTAAGTAGTCAGTCGCGCTGACTGTGAAAGAGTCACCAGAAGCGGCTTGCACTCCAACCGTTGCGGTTGTTGTGCTTGGTGAACTGATGGTTGCGGCTCCACCCGTGTTCACCTGTGAATCGCTTGAATCGTAAATGTCAACCAATTGCCCAGCAAAGAAATAATCGGCAGCAACTGCGTTTGAGGCAGGATCTAGCGTCACCGTTGCGGCTCCCGAATCAGAAACAGAAACGTCTGATCCGGTTGCGTTGACAGGTCCAGAGTAGCGGATTCTGGAAGCTCGGCAATTGGCGGACATGGTGAAAACACCGTCTCGCGTAATGTCTACGCTGAAGCCTTCAACCACGGTTCCGTTACTCACATAGAGCTTGTAAGTGTCTACCAGTTGCGCCACTTGGAAGGTATCGCTGACTCGACTGAAGCTGTAAGTGTTTGATACTCCAGAAGATGTGGTCAGTGTGCCAAACACCTTTTGCAGCAGTGTGTCTTCTGCTGGTGCGGTTCCCGCTGTTCCAGAAGGCTTGACTAGAAACGGAATATCAAAGGTGGCTCGCTCTGCATAATTTACAAAACTTCTGTTCTGAAGCAGGCGAGTGCCAACCTCGGAAATGTCGCTCGTGTTGAACGTCTGCGATAAAGCTAGAGGCTCGGTTGTGGTGAATGCGTCAGAAGCGGAAACTGCGACATAAGAGCCAGCAGTGCTTTCGGTTGTAATATACGGCTGAGAACTTCTTAACCGTAAATAACGATCTGGAATTGCCATTTGCGTCTCCTTTTATTCGACGTCGTTTTCAGTAGTACGGTAAAGAATCTCATACCGTAGCGTGGCTATGAAAAACTCACTTTCAGCAGATGCTTGCCGGATCTGCGTATCGGTGATTCGTGAATCTATTGCCAAATTATTCAGCGTTTGGTCGTTCGCCATTGCTTCCTCAACTTCAACCGTGATTGTGTCTAGTGTGCTTTCTGCGGTGTTGCCTTTGGCTACTGCTTCAATCACCAAATCAAGGTTTCGCTGTTGCCTGTTCTGAATGCCAATCTCTAGCCTCTCAACGGTTTCCGAATTCGCATAAATCAGCAGCCCAGGCAAATCACTGGTTGCGATTGGATAAGTTCTTGAGAGAAAGACATTCGAGCCAGTGGTTGATAATCCGGTCAGAACCGTTGCCACTCGGCTTTTGATCTGCGCTCGTTTGTGTGCCATCAGACACTCAACATAATCTGAGTCATGCCTGTCCCATCGGGCTGAATCCCTCGAACCGTGTAGCTGACTGCGCTGATTGTCAGAGTGTCGCCATGCGCTAGGCTGGAAACGTCAGCGGTTCTGGCTAGTAGTGTTGGCTCTGAGCTTTCGACTTCGCTTTCGTCTACATCGACCGCCAGAAAGTCATTGTCAAAAATCGCCACAAAAGTGCTTGCGTCCGCCTTGGTCACGGTTGAGCCGTAATCAGCAAGCATTGCGCTTCTATCGGCTGCGGTTTCAACGCTCATTTTTTAGGCTTTCGAGCGGTTTTAGTCGTTCGCGTGGTCACTGGTGGCGCTTCTGCCTCGTCCAAGCCTTTGGCACGATTCTCATAAACAACAGCCTTGCCCATGTTAATCAGTTGATTTGCCTCGGTTGGGTCAACGCTAATCACCTGCCCCACTCGAACTGGCCCACCAGCCGCCACCGTGCCTCTGATAATTTGAATCTTCATTGAAATATTCTCTGAAGTCGTTCGTTGTATGTCACGATTCGCCCAGGATTTTGCAATTGGTCCCGTGCTTCTATCCACTTGCCTTGTTGGTCTTCCTGAACTCTTGTTGGCTTTTTATCTAAATCCCACTGATGCCAGTAGCGCCTTGCTCCGGTGTAGAAATCGACACCACAGACATGAATTTCTGAGTAGTCAAAAAAGTCTGCTGTCCAAAGTGCTTCTGGCCCTGAAAGTCTGATAAATGGGACAATTCCGCCATGAATATCTTTGTCTCTTAGATTCTTTGGGTCATGGTGAACAATGCTCGGTGAATCGTACTCTTTAAGGTGTTGAACCATCCGCACGTCATGCGCGTAACACCAGGCAAGTTCCCCAAGAAAAAGTAAGCCGTGATTATTGACTGCGGCTAAGTCGTAATCTTTTGAACCAATCTGCGCCTTGGCTTGTGCCAAATCGGAAGGCGCAGAAGGTCCGCCACAAAGTAAGATACAAGGTCGAGCAGCACCCCAACCTTGTAACTCGTCTAGTTGATACACTCAGGCAACAGTGACGTCCTGCGCTGCTGCGAAGCTTTCAGCGTGAGCCACCGCAATGTCGCAGTCCTGGTAGAAATACAAATTTGTTGTGGCTGTTCCTGCACTGCCATACGGATCTACGAGAACGTCGAGCGCTGAGAAGAAGCCAATGTACAGATCGCTAAAGTTCCCGAAAATCAGCGAGTACGGTGAACTTGAAGGTGCTTGAGTGGTCTGAACAACCGGATAGCCAAGCATGGAATCCGGTGTTGGCATGACCATCCGCGAGTCAGTGCTGGAAGCTACAAGCGTTTGCATCAGCTTGCCGACAACTGCTGGATGTGTTACCCAGCGCAGGTTCCCAAGCAGAGCGTTGTCTTGTGAAACCTCGGTCATAATATCGACCACGTTTCCGTAGGTCAGATTCGCGTTGCCAGAGGTTCCACCGGAAGAAACGTCACCGATTCCGCTTGTGCCTAGAATTCCGGTTGGCTCATTACTTCCGCCACCTTTGAGCGCAACGTTGTCAATCTTGGCGCTGAAGATTCGAACCATGTTGTTGCGAATCAACTGCTCGACAGATGGGTCGCTCTGAATCATCAACTCGCGAGTCACAGCTACTTTGTTAGCCAAAAGCTTTGGCGTCATGGTGACTTGCGCAAAGTCTGGCTCGCTATTTCCAACTGAACCACCCTCAGCAATGAAAGCCGCTGCGGTGCTGGTGCTGATTTTGGGAATCGCAACATTGCCTTGCAGTCCGTTCAAAACGGTTGCGCCTACTTGCCCCAAAATACTGGTTGAAATCAGCGCATCAATGAATCGGTCGCCTCGGTAGTCTTCCGGCACAATATTGGCTCCTGCGCCAAAAGTTGCTCCGGCTGCGGTTGATACCGTACGGGTTTGCCAGCCGAAATCAGGAACAAAGAAGCCTTTTGGTTGTCGGCTTTGCTTCTTTGCCAATTCCTTGCTGACTTCCAGCTCAAATCCAGCCTTGCTCCAATCCTTTGCATCTGCGGCTTGAATCGCTCTTACCAAGCTGTAGTTGCGCTTTTCTTTCGGTGTCGCGTCAACTGAGAAGTCGATTGGCTTGGAAGTCTTCTTCTCTAAAAGCATGGCTTGAAATTCAGCTAGGCTTTTCTCTTCCTGCAATGCTCGGAAAGCCAAGTCATACTCGTTGTGCCGCTTGCCGAGCTCAAGAATCTGGCTGGATTGGTTGCGGTACTCATTAAGCTTCTCATTGACTTCATGCCGAACGTTTACTTCCGGCTTTTGAACCTGCTCTTCCATTTTATTCTCCTGAATTGCAGTTGATTCATTACCGGAAAGATCCGGCTGATATTTTCTGCCAATTCCAACAGTAGAATCGGCAGGTATGGAAACCATTGAAACCTCCAATGGTTTGAAGGAACTCACCCGATAAAGCGGTTTGTCTTTGTA